CTATGATAACCGCGCATTCAACATAGCTACCTGTTCGTCGTTCATGTCATCAATCCACATACCGTAAATTTCATACACCATCTGCGCAGTTTCATGCCCCATCTGGCTGGCTATAAATGCCGGGTTCGCTCCTGCCGTCAACAACCAGCAGGCAAAAGTATGCCGCGTATGGTACGGATTACGGCGGCGAATACCAGCACGTTTTACTGCTGCATTCCATCTCGCCCCCAGACTGCTTACCGAGTAATAAGGTTTCTGTTTTCCGTTACACACCCTGGGCATGAAAACAAAATGCAGTTTTTGCTTTTCGGTTCTGCCGTACTCCCGATGATAAAAAGTGATTTCGCTTTTGCGATGATGCCCGGTTAGTTTGTATTGCTCCTTCAGTGCTTCAATAGCAGGCCGCAGTAGTGTTACCGTCCGAATCCCCGCATTTGTTTTTGGGGGACCGAACATATCAAGTATCGTCAGGTTTCTTCTGACATTCACAATTCCCTTCTCGAAATCCACATCCTCCCACGCCAGAGCAGCCAGTTCCCCGTGACGAAGCCCGGAGTAAACGGCAAATTTCCACAAGTTCTGGCTCTGTCCTTTTTCACTTTCCATTAATGCATTGAATTCTGTTTTAGATAACGGATCAGGCTTTATTCTGTTTCGCTGTAATTTTTTTACTCCTTCAAATGGTTTGGTTGATATAAATCCCGACTGATACGCAAAACGTAACAACGAACAGAGCAGGGCGATATAGTTATCAACTGTGCGCACGGTTCTTCCTTTTTTGTTGGATCTTGGATTATCCAGGTAAAGCGTTTCTCCATGCAGCAGTTCATTCCGGTAGTTTAAGATATCGCTATAACGAATATGTGATATTGGGGTACTCTCACAAATTATTATCCTGAGTGTTTTTAATTGTGATTTCGTTTTCTTCATTGTGTTTGTTGTTAACTCTGTCTCTTTAATTTTTGTCCAGATATCACAAAGCTCCCCGAACGTTTTTATGACCCTCGTTGTCACCATTTTTGCCCCAGTGCTGGACTGGGGGAAACGTCTTAAATACTCAAATTCACCGGAATTGATTTCATGAACTATCAACGCTCTTAAATTCCCGGCTTTTTTAATGTTACTGTTAGTAACCTCCCAGCCTTTCAATGTTTCCCGACATCGTTTTCCTCGAAACATGAACCAGATGCGAATGTATTTACCTCGAATCTCGACACCTGTTGGTAATTTAGACATATCATGAGTCTTTGATAAACTGATTTATCTTTGGATAGTTGTACCAGATAATCCCTCGCTTACTGTCTGGCTTCCCTAAAGGAGATACTCGTTTGAAGTGGAAGCCTTCCACCCAACAGTTCTGGCGGTATGCTTCAATTTGTCTGGCCCCCAGACCAGTGCGAAGCATCAGGCCGTATTCAACCATCCACTCTTCATTAAAGATTACTTGTGCCATCGCATCACCTCTGGCAGGCGCCAATGTTAGACTGAAATTGACGCCCGATGTTGATTATTAATAATCAGCTATGAAGTTTTAATTTGAATACAATGCAATTCACGAGGACTGAAGTTGCTCGCAATTAAAATTTATCAGTTTTACTTTCTGCTCTCTGGAAACGCCTGCTTCTTTTTTACCTGAGAGCATTTTTTCGCATTCTGATTTGGTTAATTTTGTTTTTGAGTACCTTGTCCAGTTAGTAGGAGTGCCACCTTCCTTTTCAATAGTGGCGGTAATTTTATACATGAACACCTCCATTATTATTTCCAGTGGTTCGTTTATTCCATCGTTCGAGTGCTTCTTTTTCACTTCCACCATAGCCGGTTCGGGATTCGCATCCGTTACACTTCGCGCGGTAATATCCTGAAATGGCTTTCACCGTTACTGATGGACAACCACAAAAAGGGCATGGTTTGACTTTTTCATACCGCATTGTCTTTTCTCTCATAAAATAAAATTTTGTGATGGCGGTGAGGCTACACCGCCAAAGTCAATATCAGGAGCCGATATATTCTGGTTTCATATCTGTCAGTGTCGTTTTATACGCCTCATATAATTCACCCAGATGTGGCCGGGCAGCATTCAGCGTATTTTCCAGAGCAGTAAATTTTTGTTCTGCTTCTGGATCACCTGAAGAAGGTAGGTCATTTATCATCTTCTCGATACGGGCAATAGCATTGAGACGGTGATGACGCTGAACCACTTTTCCTTTAAGTTCCGTATAGAGAGCGCCAAGTGTATTTTTATGATCTTCCACTTCCTGGCGAAGTGCTGTTGTTTCCCCGGTGCTTTGTGCCTGCTCAATACGTTCACGGAAAGCATCGATCCAGTTTTCCCCGGCATCCTGCTCAATAATTGTTGTTTCACGTTCCGCGCGGCAAGCGGAAGTGTTTTTATGTTCCTGAACCGGATTAATGATTTTTTCCTGTGGCTCGTCCAGTTCGTCCCTGGTGTACACTCCAAGAATCACTTCGGGGCAATAAAGGCGCGCCCAGCGTTTCAGCGCTAGATAGGCAAGCTGCTGGCGAGGATCGTCGGCCCATAGCGTTGAGTTACGTGTTCTGGCCTGCGCCAGAAGTAATTCCAGTACGCGTGGTTTACTTTCGCCGCGTAGTGTTGCCTGGACACGAACACCGATCCCGTTTTCATCGGCCAGCTTCCAGCCAGGTACACGATATTCTTTCCCTTTGTCGCTCTTCCTGATTTCAAATTTCCCGATAATTTTTTCCCACGGCCCGAACCAGTCATATTCAATACGCCCGGTTAGCGGCCCACGAGTACTGATTACGGCATTAACCAGTTGCGCTTCATATCCGAGCACACCATTCACAACGAAAGTTTTCTGAGCTACTGCGTAAGGGTTCATTTGCCACTGCATCGCCTGCATGGTGATGGCCATGCAGTCTGATGGATTTCCCCGGAGGTGTTCCGGTACAGTAGCCATGCCGGAAGCCATTACCTGGGAAAATGTCTGAATTGCAGCCAGGGACTGAGGGCTGAAAACCGCAACATTAGAGTTAATATTTTCTTGTTGAGTTAATTCGTTCATTGTGTCCTTCCTCAGATGCTCAGTGCTTCAAGACGACGAAGATCAAAGTCGTTTAATTCGTCGGTATAACTTTCGGTAATCGGTGCTGGCCAGTTGTTTGTCTCCAGGGCTTCGTTTATCTGGCGTAGCGTCCGGCGATATTCCTGTCGACCAAGTTCCAGGAGTTCCTGCGAGGCTTCCACGACTGCCACCCAGTGATAGCCAGCATCTTTGTTGACGAAGATCCAGAAAAATTTGTCCAGGTTTGCCACATCGCAATACATTGCGGCGCTGAGGTGATAATCACGCTCAATAATTTCACGGTGCAGGCGATCTTTAAGTCGTTCCTGTCGCACATAACCGAGGCTGACTGACTTCACGTCAGCGCAAATGCTTTCGTATGGCAGCCGGATTTCGATATCAGGACGGACCCTGATTTCCAGCCCGGTTTCTTCATCAAACCCGAAATAGCTGATTTCAGATTTGCGATCCGGGTGGTTGAGTAGCCTTGCTGCATCGGTATTGTTTTGCAGTGCCGCGTGAATATTTTTTGCCTGTTCATACATCTCCGGACTGATAAACGTTTTCCCGGCATTTTCTTCTTGCTGGCGTTTTTGCCAGTCCTCCAGTGTCACCAGTTCCGGGCGAATTTTCCGTGCGATTTCGGTTAATTGCTCTTTTGTGCCACTGATGTTGTAAGGCAAAGATTTAGCACGTTCTTTTTTTGCCAGTTCTGGGTCTACAGTTTCAATTTGATCCAGAAGCTGCTCCCGTGCTCCACTGGTTTTCAACAGAGGAGGGAGGCTTGCGTTGTATTCTTTAATACAGGCTTTCATTGCTGATGCTGTGTGTTTTTCCCCCTCAGGAATACGCCGAAATTCCACCGGAAGCGAACCGTAAAGGATGCCTGTTTCTTCGGCCCCGGCACTTACAGACAGTGGCTGTATAAGAGTGCTGTTGTAGCTTTCGATCCACTCTTTCATCTGCTCTGGTGTCATCAGTGCTGGCAGACTGGCATTGTGTTTTTTAATGATGGCGATCAGTTCGCTAGAAGTAGTAACCACATATTCAGGAACCGGTACCGGAATGGCATATTCATCAGCGAATTTATCCGTTTCCAGAACATAGCTGTGAATGATCCGCCCACGCAGCAGTGCATCACTTTCCTCGTTCGGAATAGTTCCGGCAATGTGCCGTCCGTGGTAATACATCAGGCTGATACGGGCATCCTTCAGCATCGTGCTGCTTATTCCGTTGGCGGAGTGATAAACCTCGTTCGGGAGGTTTTCATAGCGGCCAGGCTCGAAATATGACGGCCACATGATTTCAGTTGCTACAGGAGCTGACGCTTCACCAGTTTCATCACTGCAATCACGATGCGGATCGCTGCCAGCATTCTCATTGTGCGGATGTTCAGCGCCTTCCATTTCCACCGGATCTTTTTCCTTAGCTTCAACCTGATTCTCTTCATCGAATGTTTCCTGGTATGTTGCGTCGCCCGTCACCGCCCCACAGTCAGGGCAGTTATCTCCGCCAGTCTGACCGCAGGCATTGCAGACTATTTCCGGTTCCTGTTGCACTACTGCCTCAGGTTGTTTCACATCCGGGCTGGTTTTTTCCGTTTCTGGCTGGTTCTGGTACACAGAATCGCGAGTCTGGATCCCCTTAACCCATTTCGGATCGTTCGGGTCGCTAACTCCGTCAACAAATTCACCACGTGATGCAGCAAGCAATTTATCGGCATCGACAGGATTTTTTGATGGAATGTTTTTCCGGGCTTCATGGAGTTCTGCCCGCAGTTCCTGATATTTCGCATCAACAGAATTTACCTGTGACTGAGCATCCAGCGGCTGCGTGTCCTGATGATGTTCAGTTGCGTCCGGTTCCATTGTTTCAGCCTCTCCCTGTTCAACTGCCGTTGTTCCAGATGGTTGCGGTTTTTCTTCATCATCCTGTTTTCCTTCTTCTGTTACTCGCTGCGGCATCGGGGCAGAGGAGCGACCGCAGGCAATATCCACGATTTCCGGATCAGGGTTGGCATGATCGGTTTCAGTCAGTACTTTGTTCAGATATTCAGTGACGTGCGCGGGGATGACCTCGATCCCAATTGGTGCTTCTTTTACGGACGCAACCACGATGGCGCGGGAATAATCCAGCCCGCCAGGCATGGTGATGAATTTGTCGCGGAAAACAGAAAAGGGCGGTTTATTTTCAGCGATAATTTCCTCAATGCGTTTAGCGTGTGCCGGATGAAGGTTATAGATGTCCAGATCCATTGAACGGGCCAGTACGCCAGTGGCTACGTCGCGCGCCAGTGACGTCAGATCGTGTACGAAACCTTCGCCGCGATCGGTGAGGTTTCCGCCGCCAGCATTAGCACCGGAAGCCGTGCGAGTGATGTGTGAAACACGATTACCCTTCATCCACTCTTTTGTCAGCAGTCCTCGATCGGTGTAGTCAGCGTTCAGGTATGCTTCGAAAAAAGCAGTTATCAGTCCCAGGTTTGAATTACCAGGATTAGGGAAAACTTTGTCAGTGTCACGAACCAGTTTGTGGAGATCGCGAATTTCCAGCGGGTCGAGCAGGCTGGTTTTGTGGGAAACAGCCAGGGCAGTAACAGCCGGTAGTTCTTCAGCCCGAGCAATGTGTAATGCCTGGAGTCCGTCGCGTGAAACGTGCGTTACCGGTTTTTCGCTGCCGTGTTGAGCAAGCCAACGAATGGGCAGTTCCTGGCCAGAAATTGGGAGTAGCATATTCTCCTCAATCTCAGTCATGTCTTCGCCGTTGACGTTGGTATTGCCTTGATAGTGAGCGTTGTCTGGTGCTGCTCCCGGTTTTAGTTCCCATGTCATGGAGTCTTTGCTGAGTTGATAGCGTTCACTCCAGGTAAAATCGATCTCACCTTCAGCGGGCAGGTCATTAACGACAGGAAAATTCGTGGCAACAGCTTTAAAATAGCTGCTCAGTTTTTTACCTGACTTAACGATCAGGTAGTCCAGAGTGGCACAGGTCGATTCAAAATCGTCGCTTGCCCACAGGACGACGTCAGGTTCACCGGATGATTTTTTCGCTTTCCGTAACAGGAAGAGTGGTTTTGTGCTCATTGTTTTTTAACCTCAACTCAGATTAAAATTCGTTTTGTTCAGTGAATGATCTTGCCGGATACACACTGTTCATAGCCTGCGCCATACGCAGGCTATTTCTTTCAGATTTCACCTTTTAATTTCATTGCAATTAGAGTTGCCAGAAATTCGGCTTTTTTTTCTGCGGGCAGATTCTTTCCGGTATGCACCAGACACATTTTTTTGACACCTTCGTGAAGTGTTTTAACGTTGCCTGATGGACCGTCGATATCAACCACAGTGAATGGGGTTTCTTTATTTTCTGTTTTAATCACGTAGCCAATACGCTTTCCTTCCAGATTAACTTCGTGAACAATGTCATCAGTAGTTACAACAGTGGCTTCATAACTGGTAATCATGTTTTTCTCCTTAATTAAGGTTGAGCGAATCCCTGCCATTGCTGGCATAAATTCAGTTTCGCATAGTCAGTTAATTAAAGTTCGTGTGCCATCTGGTCTTTTTCGGCACATATTTCACTACAATATTTTTTCATTTCCGTCGTTGGGATAACTCCACGCATGAAATGAAGTGGTCTTTTAATGCTTTTGCTTTCTTTAACTTCTTTATCGCAAAGGTGGTAAGCACATTTTATTTTCTTAGTCATCACCATGACTCCGCCTTTACAGGTAAACCATCACGACCGAGGAAGACTTTAATCATGCAGTCAGTAATGCATGTTTTTGTGGTCAGGTTTCGAATATAAAGTTTTCGCTTTTTAATATTGTTTGCCGAGGCAATATATGTCCGGCCGTTATGAAGAACATAATCACCAGGAGTCACACACTGACGAGGTATTTCATCAGTTCCGAAGTGATGAGCAATCATAATTATCTCCATTTTCACAAATGAACCTTGTTGATGCGGTGCCTGGTGCCTCCAGGTGACGTTAACCAGTTAACAATTAACGCCGGATAATCCCCCCATAACACTGATGCTTTTAACTGTTCCGCGTGCGCTTAGCCGCATTCACCGCATCACAAAATTCACTTTAAAAAGGGCGGACATCAGCCGAACTTCAAGAAAAAACTGATGCCGCCAAGACTACACACAGCAATGTCGTTATTTACAACCGGAGGCGCACTCCCACCATTTAAATTTAACAGACAAGACCGACTCTTTATGGATATCGGAAATGCGCCTTCGTGTTGCGCCCAGTTTTATTTCACCACCTCCGGGCTTCGGTGGTCTCGGCTATACCCCTACAGCGAGAGCTTGTGTTAACATTTCAATACCCTTACAGTTGAGAGTTATTGATATGTTGGATGTATTTACTCCATTGTTGAAACTTTTTGCTAACGAGCCACTCGAAAGACTTATGTATACGATTATCATTTTTGGTCTCACTCTCTGGCTGATACCGAAAGAGTTTACTGTCGCATTCAATGCTTATACTGAAATACCTTGGCTCTTTCAGATTATCGTTTTTGCCTTTTCTTTCGTGGTCGCCATTTCCTTCTCAAGATTGCGAGCACATATTCAAAAGCATTATTCATTACTACCAGAGCAACGAGTATTGCTTCGTTTATCTGAGAAAGAAATAGCTGTATTTAAAGATTTCCTTAAAACAGGAAATCTTATTATCACTTCTCCTTGCCGTAACCCGGTTATGAAAAAATTAGAACGGAAGGGCATCATTCAACATCAGAGTGATAGCGCAAACTGTTCTTATTATCTCGTCACCGAAAAATACTCCCATTTTATGAAGTTATTCTGGAACAGCAGGAGTAGACGTTTTAATCGTTAGTTTACTGTGTGCTTCTCCAACCATCGGCGCGCACCAGTTTCGGTTTTAAATGTTTTGCTTTTGGTATACGTCATAGCAGTGAACGTTCCATCTTGGTTGGGGAACACGCCGCACACCATGGATTCGTTATTGCCGAGGTCGATTTTTTGCATTTTTCGCACCTCACATCTTGTTGTTGCGGATAGAGGCTTCTGCCTGCCAGAGATCCCAGTCGTTGCTGCGTAAAGCCTGCACAGCCTGGTTGTAAGTGATGCCGCAACAATCCATCAAATACTGAACTACTTCGTAATGCACCATCTTATCTCTCCCCTTAACGCCGGGTGGCGGAACTAACTGCTGCACTGCAAAATTTGAATCCCGCCGTCATGTTCATACGCCTCGGGCTGGCTACTTAACCCCTTACCACGGCCTGGTAACTCGAAGTATTGCCCGGCGTTCTGTGGGGCGGGGTGGGTGGTATGCTGGAACTATAGGTAATGCCTAATTGATTGTCAATAGGCTATGCCTAATGTTTTGAGCGTAACCTAATAGGTGATGACGACAGGAGAAAGTGATGGGGGGTTAAATAACGGAATCCAGGAGTTTTCCGTCAGACCATATAAGTTTAAGTTCCAGTTTTTGTGATGTTCTGGCTTTTTCGTTCAGATTCTAGAGCTTTCAGATACTTACCCACTTTCATTTCCATCGCTGCTATGTAGGCGCGAACATCGTGGTCAACCCAATCTGGTTCTGTAGCATTTCCAGATAACAGGAAAGCTACAATCGCTCTTATTTCATCAGAGGCTGCTTGATAAAGGTTGTTTATATCTAAAAGTTCACTTTTTGTATCTGAATTGGTGGGGGTTGGTATGGGGTATTCGTTAAGCCCCCAATGCTCTGGACCAACAACATCAGAAAAGAAACGCCATAATTCTGGAAGTTTATCTTTACTTATGGAGCCTTTCTTAATCCAGTCATAAATTGATGGTGGTTGGACTTTGAAGTGGCGTGCGACCTCCGCCTTTGATTTGACGGATCCCGATGCGATTTTTTTGTTAATGGCCTGCTCTATCGCTCGGCCTAAGTCTTTACCACTAAGCATTGCTTAATATTCTCCTATGCTCATTGCATTAGGCAATCCCTACCCTCATTGCATTAGGCATAGCCTATTGACATTTATGTTAGGCGTCGCCTAATATTTCTGTGTGTTTTTGGAGTTCATTCGATGAAAAAAGAGAACTATTCATTCAAGCAAGCTTGTGCTGTTGTCGGTGGGCAATCAGCAATGGCTAGGCTTTTAGGTGTATCACCTCCAAGCGTAAATCAATGGATCAAAGGGGTACGTCAATTGCCTGCCGAGAGATGTCCAGCAATTGAACGTGCAACAAGAGGTGAGGTTCTGTGCGAAGAACTTCGTCCTGATATTGACTGGTCATATTTACGACGTTCGGCATGTTGTTCGCAGAATATGTCAGTGAAGCAACTAAATGACAGTAACAAATCCTCATTTGATCATACCTGAAACATCAAGAGGCAAATGATTCATGAAAATCAAGCATGAGCACATCGAATCAGTGTTGTTTGCCCTAGCAGCCGAAAAAGGGCAGGCATGGGTAGCCAATGCCATTACTGAAGAATATCTGCGCCAGGGGGGCGGCGAATTGCCCCTGGTTCCAGGCAAGGACTGGAACAATCAGCAGAATATCTATCACCGTTGGTTGAAAGGTGAAACGAATGCGCAAAGGGAAAAAATTCAGAAATTGATCCCTGCGGTTCTGGCAATTCTTCCTCGCGAGCTGCGTCACCGACTCTGCATCTTCGATACCCTGGAACGCCGTGCATTACTGGCGGCGCAGGAAGCGTTAAGTACGGCAATTGATGCGCATGATGATGCAGTCCAGGCCGTTTACCGGAAAGCGCATTTCAGCGGCGGCGGGTCTTCCGACGATTCTGTCATTGTTCATTAAGCAAAAGTTTCCATGCTGTTTGTGCTTATTCTAAGCAATCGGGCAGCATCATACGGGGCAATTATGGCCGCATTACCATACATGCAACTGTACATAGCTGATTACCTGGCTGACACCATGCATTTGTCAGCAGAGGAGCATGGTGCGTATTTGTTGCTGATGTTCAATTACTGGCAAACAGGAAAGCCAATACCTAAAAACAGGCTGGCAAAAATTGCCCGTCTGACTAACGAGCGATGGGCTGATGTTGAACCGTCCTTGCGGGAGTTTTTTTGCGATAACGGCGAGGAATGGGTGCATCTTCGGATTGAGGAAGATCTGGCATCAGTCAGGGAAAAATTAACCAAAAAATCAGCCGCAGGAAAAGCATCGGTTCAGGCCAGAAGAAGCAGAAAGGAAGCAGATGTTCAAACAAAACAAGAGAGAAATTTAACAGGTGTTCAAACAGATGTTGAAGTGGTGTTTGAACATGATGTCAACACAAAGGCAACTAATAAAGATACAGATAAAGATCTAAAAACAGATCCCCCCCTAAATCCCCCCCGGGGGAATCGAGGTGTCAAAAAGTTTGACCCTCTGGATATTGCTTTGCCGAACTGGATTTCTGTCTCGCTCTGGCGTGAGTGGGTTGAATTTCGCCAGGCATTGCGTAAACCGATTCGAACGGAGCAGGGCGCTAACGGGGCGATACGGGAGCTGGAAAAATTCCGCCAGCAGGGTTTTTCACCTGAGCAGGTGATTCGACACAGCATCGCCAATGAATACCAGGGCTTGTTCGCGCCAAAAGGTGTTCGACCTGAGACGTTACTCCGACAGGTTAACACCGTCTCGTTACCGGATAGTGCGATCCCGCCAGGCTTCAGGGGGTAACTGACCATGAAAAATATTGCGGCAGGAGGCATTCTTGAACGTATCCGCAGACTGGCCCCGCCACATGTAACCGCCCCATTCAAAACGGTAGCGGAGTGGCGCGAGTGGCAACTTTCCGAAGGCCAGAAACGTTGTGAGGAGATCAACCGTCAGAATCGTCAGTTGCGGGTGGAAAAAATTCTGAATCGCTCTGGCATCCAGCCATTGCACCGCAAATGCTCGTTTGCGAATTACCAGGTGCAGAACGACGGTCAGCGATACGCGTTGAACCAGGCGAAATCTATCGCTGATGAACTGATGACCGGGTGTACAAATTTTGCGTTCAGCGGAAAACCTGGTACCGGAAAAAACCATCTGGCGGCGGCTATCGGGAATCGCCTGCTGAAAGATGGCCAGACAGTGATTGTGGTTACCGTGGCTGATGTCATGAGTGCTCTACACGCCAGCTATGACGACGGGCAATCAGGCGAAAAATTTTTGCGGGAACTGTGCCAAGTGGATCTGCTGGTTCTTGATGAAATTGGCATTCAGCGCGAGACAAAAAACGAGCAGGTGGTGCTGCACCAGATTGTTGATCGCCGGACAGCGTCGATGCGCAGCGTGGGGATGCTGACAAACCTGAACTATGAGGCCATGAAAACATTGCTCGGCGAGCGGATTATGGATCGCATGACCATGAACGGCGGGCGATGGGTGAATTTTAACTGGGAGAGCTGGCGTCCGAATGTCGTCCAGCCAGGAATTGCGAAGTGATTTTTACCGGGAGGAAATTTTAATGGAAACCGTTTTTGATGCACTGAAAGCAATGGGAAAAGCCACGTCGGTAGAACTGGCTGCGCGACTTGATATCAGTCGTGAAGAAGTGCTGAACGAGCTGTGGGAACTTAAAAAGGCTGGCTTCGTTGATAAAAGCGTATACACCTGGCGTGTGGCTGATAACAACGTTCAGCAGGAACAGCCAGAGCAGGCAGAACTGCCGGAAGAAACCACCACGGCAACAGTAGCGAAAATCTCAGAGTGCGATTTAACCGCGACGATTGAACAACGTGGCCCACAAACGGCGGATGAACTGGCTACGTTTTTCGGCACCACATCACGCAAAGTGGCTTCAACGCTGGCAATGGCAATCAGCAAAGGCCGTCTGATTCGCGTTAATCAGAACGGTAAATTTCGTTACTGCATGCCGGGCGATGATTTACCAGCAGAGCCGAAAGCTGCATCGGTAACGGAAACTGATGGTAAAACCTTTCCTCAGCCAGCCGGTGTTGCGTTACCAGTACAGGAAGCGGCAACACAGGAAGATATTAAAACAGAAACTGTGGCGGACATTGTGCAGTCGCTGCCATCGTTTACTGAAACGCGAGCTGATGACCTGATTTTGCCATCGCTGCATATGGCAAACCGCGAACTGCGTCGGGCGAAAAATCATGTCCAGAAGTGGGAGCGAGTCTGCGCCGCGCTGCGGGAGCTGAACAAGCACCGGGATATTGTTCGACAGATTGCTGATTCTTCCCGCCGTGTTGTATCGGAAAAGTGATTGCCGGAGGCGCTTATGGCAAAAGTATTTACACAAGAAGAGCGGGAAAAAATTAAAGGGCAGGTTGTTGAGCTAGTACGCCGGAGTGGACGCGAGACGTTACGACAACTGGAGGCCAAGACAGGTGCGACAAGATATCTGATGAGCGTTCTCGCCAGAGAGCTGGTTGCCAGTGGCGATGTATACAACTCTGGTTACGGGTTATTCCCGTCTGAACAGGCTCGTAAGGACTGGCAAAATGCCCGCAAAAAACTATCCAGGGCAAAGGTGAAGAAACCATCTGTGGTTGATCCGGACCTTATCTGGTCATTACCAGACGGAGAAATACGCCGCTACGACAGGCGTCTGAACATAATCTGTCGCGAGTGCCGGAAGAGTGAAGTTATGCAGCGTGTGCTGGCGTTTTATCAGAATGGTTTTCGAGAGAGGCTTGGAGATCAGGGATGAATAGAACGATGAAGGATGGAAGCTACATATTCTCGGTACTAAGATTTATTTTTCTGACACAAAATGACCATTTGGCGTTACATAATCCCAAAAAAACGTATCAAAAATCTCAAAATGCGTTACGATTAGAGAGTATTTTGATTCTGCGTGCTCATTTTTTGATTGCTGTGGCTTTTTGTTGTGGGAGTGTTGAATGGATTATTTATCAGAAGTGTTAAAAATCATTGAAGGTGCAACAAAGGCAAATGCTTCGATGGCTAGTAATTATGCTGGGTTGCTGGCAGATAAGCTCGAACAAAAAGGGGAGGTCAAGCAAGCCAGAATGATAAGAGAAAGGTTGCTTAGAGCTCCCCAGGCGTTGGCAGGAGCTCAAAGGGCTGGAGGTGGGATATCTCTGGGCTCATTACCGGTAGATATTGATAGTCGACTCAACACTGTTGATGTCAGTTATCCTAAATTAGACAGTTCAGAGATTTTTCTGCCTGCAGCAATCAGTACCCGTGTTGAAGAGTTTATCACTAATGTTCAACGTTATGATGAGTTTGTTAAAGCTGATGCAGCATTGCCGAGTCGTATGCTCGTGTATGGAAAGCCAGGAACAGGTAAGACTATGTTATCTAAGTACATCGCTACCCGCTTAGATTTTCCACTTCTTACAGTGCGTTGCGATACTTTGATTAGTAGTTTATTGGGACAAACCAGCAAAAATCTTAGACAGGTTTTCGATTATGTAATGCAGAGGCCATCAGTGCTTTTTTTAGACGAATTTGATGCTTTAGCTGGAGCAAGAGGTAATGAGAGAGATATAGGTGAGCTTCAGCGAGTTGTCATTTCACTATTGCAGAATATGGATGCGGCATCAGAGGATACGGTAATTATTGCCTCAACTAACCATGAGCAACTTCTGGATCCTGCAATCTGGAGGCGATTTAGCTTCAGAATTCCAATGCCTCTGCCTGACATACATCAGAGAGAGTTAATTTGGAAAAATCGTTTAAAGAATATGATATGTAGCGATCTAGATTTAAGTGATTTATCAAGAAAATCGGAAGGATTATCCGGAGCAATAATTGAACAGGTGAGCTTGGATGCACGTAGGGATGCAGTTATTGAAGGTGCAAGTGTGATAAATCACCATAAATTGTATAGGCGTTTGTATCTTGCTCAATCGCTTATGGAAGGTGTAAATTTAAGCACTTACGAAGATGAAATTCGTTGGTTACGTTCTAAAGATAAAAAATTATTTTCTATCAGAGTTCTTGCTAATTTGTACAAACTTACATCAAGAGTAATTTCAAACATTCTGAAGGAGTCAGGAGCATATGAGCAGAAGGGGTACACAGTTTAGTAACGCAAAAGTTACAAACCCAATGTTAAGAATCCCTTTTTCCAGTAGTGACTTGGGTGCAATAGTAAACGCTGGCGGTGGGGCAAAGGTATTGGTTGATGTAACAGCCGAATATAGACAAGGGCTAGTAAGAAATTTAACAACCAGTAAACATTATTTAGAATCCAAACTTTCAGAGTACCCTGGAAGCTTGGGTACTTTGGTTTTCAAATTAAGAGACCAGGGAATAGCCAAAACGCATAGGCCGAACAAAATTGCTCAAGAGGCTGGATTGCAAAATGCCGGTCATGCCAAAATAGATGAAATGTTGGTTGCTGCTCATGCCGGCTGTTTTGACGTATTAGAGTCAGTCATTTTACATCGGAATATTAAAGCGATTTTGGCTAATCTAAGCGCGATTGAGCGCATTGAACCTTGGGATGAGAATAGGAAGGTTCCAGGAGGCACTGATGGTTTGTTTGAATCATCAAACATCCTTGTACGACTATTTGAGTACACAGGTGAAGATGCAACTTACAACAACTATGAAAACGTTATTTCTATATTAGAACAACACGGAGTTAAATATGATGAGATTAGACAAAAATGTGGTCTTCCCTTATTAAGGATAATGGATTTATCCCCAAATGATAGATATATATTAGACATTCTCATTGATTACCCGGGTATAAGAACGTTAATTCCAGAACCAAAATATTCAGCATTCCCGGTTAGTGTAAGTGATTCTGTTGGCATTGAAACAAATAGCTTTCCCGTACCATCAGAAGAATTACCCATTGTTGCTGTATTTGACACTGGGGTAAGCCCCATCGCGGCAACAATTACTCCTTGGGTAGTGAGTAGGGAAACATACGTAATTCCTCCTGATACGAGTTATGAACATGGGACTATGGTGTCTTCATTGATATCAGGCGCTCATTTTTTAAATGACAATCATCCATGGATTCCTGATACAAAATCTAAAATCCATGATGTTTGTGCTTTAGATGAAAATGGATCTTATATATCAGATTTAATTCTGAGGCTAGCAGATGCTGTAAATAAAAGACCAGATATAAAAGTCTGGAATTTGTCTTTGGGAGGCGGACCATGTAATGAGCAGACGTTTAGTGATTTTGCGATGGAGTTAGATCGGCTCAGCGATAAATTTGGTATTTTGTTTGTAGTTGCTGCAGGTAATTATGTAGATGAACCTATACGTACATGGCCAAATCCTGATCCGCTTGGAGGTGCTGATTTAATTTCCTCTCCTGGAGAGTCAGTCCGAGCACTAACAGTTGGTTCAGTTTCTCATATGGAAGCTAATGATGCTTTAAGTGAAATTGGAACACCGACACCATATACTCGTCGTGGCCCTGGGCCTGTATTTACTCCAAAGCCAGATATAATCCATGCTGGCGGTGGGGTTCATAGACCTTGGAATGTAGGAGCAAGCAGTTTAAAGGTCGTAGGGCCAGATAATAGGCTTTGCTCTAATTTTGGTACTAGTTTTGCTGCTCCAATTGTGGCAAGTTTAGCTGCGCATACATGGCAGAGAATAGCCACTAATTCAGACTTTAATGTTTCACCATCATTGATTAAAGCATTATTAATTCATTCCGCTCAATTATCTTCTCCTGATTACTCGCCAAGTGAAAGACGCTATTTGGGAGCGGGAATTCCTAATGAAGTTATTGAGACCTTATATGATAGTGATGATAGGTTTACTCTGATTTTCCAAACATTCTTGGTTCCTGGGGTGAGGTGGAGAAAGGAAAACTATCCCATACCATCGGCACTTATTCAAAATGGAAAATTTAAAGGTGAGATTGTAATTACTGCTGCATATGCACCACCACTGAACCCTAATGCCGGCAGTGAATATGTTCGCGCGAACGTAGAGCTAAGTTTTGGCTTAATTGAGAATAATACTATAAAAGGAAAAGTGCCTATGGAAGGAGAAAACGGTCAATCTGGATATGAGAGAGCTCAAATTGAGCATGGTGGAAAGTGGTCACCAGTAAAAATTCATCGCAAGGCATTTAATAAAGGAATTACTTCGGGTAACTGGGCTCTTCAGGCTAAAACAACGTTGAGAGCGAATGAACCGGCCTTAATGGAGCCTTTACCTGTAACTATTGTAGTAACTTTAAAATCATTAGATGGAAACACACAAGTTTATGCTGATGGCGTAAGAGCTTTAAATGCTAATAACTGGGCTCACTATCCATTGCCTGCTCGTGTGCCAGTTTCCGTATAACAACTATATAAATCAAACCCGCTGTAGCGGGTTTGATTTATTTGTGGGTGTGTTTTATAAAAATACCGCCCATACACAACAAAATACAAAAAGTATTACAGATAAAAAAGGAGCGTAATGTGCAGATTTGTTGTTTTCCATATTTACTCACCTTAATATGATTAATCCTGGTAAGATTGTTATTTCAGCGATTTTCAAATGAGATATTATGCTAATCTGGCAGATTTGCATAACATTAAAATTTAATTTGTCTAACCGCTTTTAATAATAAGCGTTGTATTTTTATCCCAGCAATCTATTGTTTGATTTTTATTCCATCAATGTGGGGGCTTTACACTGGAACCAGTTTATTTATACTTTATACGTCAGCCTGAACAACTGGCATCTGCTGCACTGCGCCATCGAGAGATTGAGAAATGGCGCATATACAACTGGTCAAACAAACTTCTTCTGGTTTACTTCTCCCGGCGACGCCGGAGAGTTGCGATTTTCTGCATCAAATCAAAATAGGTGAGTGGATACACGCAGACTTTAAGCGTGTGCGTAACTACGCATTCCACAAGCGTTTTTTCAAACTCCTGCAACTGGGATTCGATTACTGGACTCCGGTCGGTGGGGCGATCACGCCTCGCGAACGAAAACTGGTGTCCGGTTTCGTTGATTATCTGTGTGAATCAGTAGGCCGGGAACATACGCCAGCTCTGAGCGAAGCCGCAGATCAATATCTGAATACAGTTGCGACACGCAGAACCCGGGATACGGCATTGCTAAAGTCGTTTGAGGCTTTCCGCGAGTGGGTAACCATTCAGGCCGGATTTTACACCGAGCATCTTTATCCTGATGGTAGTCGTGGGCGTCGGGCGAAATCTATCGCGTTTGCGAATATGGAGGAAACCGAGTTTCAGCAGGTTTATAAATCTGTACTGAATGTGCTGTGGAACTGGATCCTGTACCGAAAATTTTCCTCTCCGGAACAGGTCGAAAATGTGGCCGCGCAGCTACTGGAGTTTGCGTAATGGTGGATTTACGTAAAGCGGCGCGGGGGCAGATGTGCACCGTCAGAATTCCTGGCTACTGCAATCACGATCCGGAAACGTCTGTGCTGGCGCATTACCGACTGGCGGGAACGTGCGGAACAGCGACAAAACCACACGATATGCAGGCGGCGATTGCCTGTAGCTCATGCCACGATCTAATCGACGGGCGGGTAAAAACCAGCGATTACACCAAAGAAGAATTACGCCTGATGCATGCAGAAGGTGTTTTTCGCACACAAGAAATCTGGAGAAAGGAGGGATATTTGTGATTTACCCAACGAATACAGGAAAAAGCGGAGAACACCTTCGTCTCGCCACGCTGGAAAGTGTCTGGATTCAGGGCAAACTGCGTATGTGGGGGCGCTGGTCGTATATTGGCGGTGGCAGGTCAGGGAATATGTTCAATCAGTTGTTGGCATCCAAAAAACTGACGAAAACAGCCATTAATGAAGCCCTGCGCAGAATGAAAAAAGCGGGAATAGAGAAAGCTGAGCTGGAAGCGTTTTTGCGAGAGATGATCAACGGCAAGCAAAAGAGCTGGCTGGCGCATTGTACTGATGCAGAGGCGTTATGTATTGATCGAGTCATAAGTGAGGTGCTGGCAGAGCATCCAGGATTGATTTGCATTCTCCGGCAACGCTATGAAGGGCGGGGGATGACTAAGCGCAAAATGGCTGAATTGCTAAATGATGCACACCCAGAGTGGTGTTTTAGCACATGCGAAAAACGGATTGCTAATTGGTTAGCTGTTGCTGAGTATGCCCTATATATTCCCATGCGTGAATCATTTGCTGAGAAAATGGCTTGATTTCTTACGTATAAACTGCTTCAATTTTGCTATGCTTCGCAAAGCTGTATCGCGAGGCGGATTGCAGACATGGACATCGTAAAAAAACCGCTTAATGCGGTTTTTTTACGTCAGGAAAGCAGGGGAGAATGCTGCTAGTTGGGCAACTGGTCTTTCTGCTCCAAATTATAACAGAGACCAGTTATAGTTTCGGTGCTGTGTTTTTTTTACAATATTGTGATAACACATTGCTGGCGGGAGTTTTGATATTTCTTGGCAGGGGCTGATGATGCGTTATCCTGATGTCGTCAACTCATATAAAATGAGATGAGAGATCATTGCAGGGTGGTTTGTAATTCGCTGTTTAGCGGGACAATATGTTGTCTGATACAAGACACCCGACGCCTCAGATTACTATAATAAAGACGAAGCATCCTTTGTATTGACCAACCGCCTGTTTAGGCGGTTCTTTTTGGGCTGGTTTATTGTATGCCAAATGATTATTAAAAAGGTTGTGTTAATAACAAAATCCGAAATAATATGCCTGCATATTTTTATCTTGCTTATATTCTGCATATTGTGCATAGCAGGCTCATCCCTGCAATCAAAACTGTATGATGAGTATTTTTTGTTTTCCTTTTTTCCAGTCATCTGATGATGACCTGCTTCTTTTTAATCCGGATCGACATCAGTTTTTTAAGATAATTCCTGCGAGTTATATGCATAAATGCCACAAACTCCGCATTTTATGTGGTTGGGAGTTGCCGGGCGCGCAGTGAGTTTGCTAAGAAAACTCCTGCATGGTGAATCCCCCTGTGCGGTGGGGTGATACCATTAACCTTTTCTGTCGCCGACAGGTATCACGAACATTTTGTTCACCGGGAGGCACCCGGCACCATGCACTTCAATAGATTCTCTCCACATTATGGATATTCTTTCAGAATATCCCACGCAGACTTTGTGTAAATGTTAACAAATGTGCGTTTTATTTGATCTGATTCGCTGTTTGAGCGTCCAAAACAACGGTATATATAATCCTTTACTATATGACATATGTGAGGAAAAATGGGTTTTCGTAGCGCATCAATTCTTACGTTGATTATTAGTGGGATTATTATCGGGTGCACTGATGCTGTATCGACAAATTATCATGACCGTACATCATATTACTCCGATAAAGCAATAGAGACACAGTATGTGAGTTCATCTGAACGTACTTCTGATGTTAGTGAGGATATCCGTCTGTATGCCCATCAAATCAAGAGCGCCATCGAAAAACAGTTCGGGGATGCGAGTAAGTATTCAGGAAAAGAGTGTACACTGAGAATGCATATGGCCCCGAATGGCCTTCTACTGGAGGTTAAAAGAGAAAGTGGAGACCTCGATTTATGTCGTGAAGCGATGAATGCGATAAAGAATGCTGATATACCTGCCCCCCCTTCGCCGGAAGTATATAAAGTATTTCAAAATGGGGTGCTGGATTTTAAACCCTGA